GGCTCCCAAAACTTGAATTGTAAAGCCCCAAGTGATTCAGACGAAAGTCTCCTTGGTTTTGTGTAAAGTTAAAATATCAGCGTGCACGCTTCAACTAGTAAAGCGTGAGTTTTCTTCCGAGTTTTCTCGGTATTTATTTTTCACCACTTCTTTATTTTCCCAGTACACCACAAGATGAAACTTTCCATCTGACTATCCGTAACGTGGACGAAGCGTCGTGGTACACGACCAACCAATGAGCATTCTACAAAGAATTCACCAAATCAGTTCTGAGATTACCTCTAAGATGCTTAAATAGCAACTGTCGAGGTAATTCTCCGACGCAGCGAATCCAGTGACCTGTACAACCACTGGATTTTCTGCCGAAGTGCCCGCCGGAGTGGTGACATAGCACCATGGGTGACTTATGTCATCATCCATCGAAATGAGAGATCTAATAAAAGATATGGTCCCTTCAAGATAACCGGTAGCATTAGAAAACCATCCAGCAGGATTTTGTTCGGTCATAGTCCCACCGTTTGATTTCCCTTCCATGTCTATCTTGTAGGTCTTATTAGGTTCTGTGAAGATTATTTTATCGCCGTCTTTGTGAAGAGATACACCGTCATCTGTTCCAGTTAGTGTCATTAACTGGCCATCTCCAGTTATAAAAGGGTATAACTTTACGACGTTGTCAGATTCAGTAAGTGTGCCAGAGTATTCATCTTGGTGGATGAACCCCGATGCAGCTTGTGGTGTGAACAGCGTGATATCATATTCAACCCATAATTCACCTCCTACACCGTCCCCACCATCGGTGAGTGTGTAGAGGGTTCCTACATGGGAGGTCCGTGGAGCGACGCTAGATGCGTCAGTCTCCACATAATATGTCTTCTGTTTTCTAAGATTCTTCGGTGTAGCCACCATAGAGCAAGTGTCCCAAATGGAACTACGAATTGCGTCTTGCATCGATAATAGCTTCTGCTTGGTAAGCAGAGTACCGTCCACCCTATCAGAGACATCATAATCAGGTACAAGCGCTACATACCCGGCAGAAGCCGATGAGCATGAAGGTACATACGTATACGTTAACGCATTCAGTACGTAACTTTCAAACGCGGGAGCTATCGTTGATAGCCACCCAAAGGCCTCTGAGTTTCCTGGATTTATTGTAATAGTCTGTATCTTGAGTGATGATCCGTCTCCTTGAATCTCTCGTACGTACTCTCGGTTTCGCAAACGTACGGAATTCAGGGGGTTTGTGTTTCTTAATCTTTGTCCCTTTGCCACAGGAATTCTCGTTTTCTGAGTCACATTCAGATTCGATCTCCTCCTCACTTGTTTCTTTTTTCTTAAGAAGTTTAGTTTTCTTCCTCGTTTTCCCATTCATCAATTTCTCTGCTGAATAGTTCGTAAATTTTATTGATCGGCCGTTTCCCACGAAGTTTGTTCATCTTAAAAAGAGAGTTTCATCAAATCAGGGTAGTCCATAATGAACTTTAACCCATACAATTTGATGTTTTCCTTTAACCTGTTCTCAAAATCCTCTTCATCCGCTTCAGTTAAACCGGTTGCCTCAGTGAAATAGTTCCAAGTCATATCGTCGGCCTCATAGATTGCACCTTGGGGTCTGTGTAAACATTCGCGTGTAGTCAATAACTGCCCATCTTTTCCCACTTCTTTTAGAATTAATCTCGTGACAACTCTTAGGAATGGTACATGGTTAGCAGTCGGACCGAAAGAGATCATATTCGCACGGAGCAGTGCTCTCTGTTGTGTTTCAGTCCAAAATTGATTCCTAACTAATGTTACACCAATCTTCGCAATGACTCGTCCTGACTTTTTTCCGAAGCGATACCCTCTTTGGGTTGGGTATGGAATCATGTTGAGAAAATCAATATCCAAGGGATTCCTCGTTACACCACCGGTCTGTTTGAAGCCCATAGCTTCCACCATCGTCGACGCTAATCTAAAATACTTCTTCGCTCGGTCCATTGAAAAATGGAGGGGATGTAAAACTGTCAAGTTGTCGTCGCCCATTAGGATGCATCGTAGATGTTTTCCTAGTAAGGCTATCAACA